ACTAACCCATTAGATAGAAGATGAAAATAGACATACAGACAGTCAAGGCAGTATATCAAATGCTAGTCTCAACTGCTGTATTACGAGACTTAGGATTACCACCTGTATCAGAAGTAGAGTTTGAGTTACTTCTTGTAGAAGATAAAGTAATGGCTACATATACACCAGACCCTGATACAATAGGTATATGCCCTGAAAGACACCGGTTTCTTTCTAGCTTAATTAAGTCAATGACGCACGAAATTATACATATGGCTAATTACTATTATGGTAAGTCATATATAAGACATGACAAGCATTTTAAATATTTACGCACTATGCTTGCAGAAGAATTTGGCTTTGATGAAAATGAAATATAAGGAGCATTTATGTTAGCATCATTAATTGGACCAGTTGTTGGTTTATTAGATAAGTTTATTGAAGATAAAGACCAAAAGAATAAGTTAGCCCATGAGATAGCCACAATGGCACAAAAACACGCACATGAAGCTAATATGGGTCAAATAGATATAAATAAAAATGAAGCTAATCATCGTAGTATATGGGTTGCAGGTTGGCGACCAGCTTGTGGTTGGATATGTGCCGCAGCATTAGGCTGGCATTTTATATTACAGCCTATTGTATTATTTTTAGCAGCTGTGTTTAATATTGTATTACCTGTGCCATCATTTGATATGGGTTCATTAATGACTGTATTAATGGGTATGTTAGGATTAGGCGGACTAAGAACTTTTGAGAAACAAAAAGGTGTTACTAAGTGAAAATAACAAAACATTTTAATTTAGAAGAATTAACACATTCTGAAACGGCAACTAGGTTAGATATTGACCAAACCCCATCAGCAGAAGTTCTTGATAATTTATTTTTTTTAGCAGGAAAATTAGAAGATGTTAGAAATTTACTTGGACATCCTATGCTCATTAGCAGTGGGTATCGTTCTTTACCTCTTAATCGTCATCTTGGAAGTAAAGACACCTCAGCACACGTCAAGGGATTAGCTGTAGACTTTATCTCTCCCAGCTACGGTAACCCTGAAAGTATTGTAAAAGCTATATTTAATTCTAATATTGAATATGACCAATTAATCCTTGAATATGATAGATGGGTGCATTTAGCTTTTGCACAAAACAATCCTAGAAACCAATCGTTAATCATTGACAGAAAGGGAGTAAGACCCTTTGAAGATTTTATTTCTTGATATTGAAACTAAAGCAACTGTTATAAAGGCATGGGGTCTTTATGATATTACTGCAAGTTTAAATCAAATTATTAGTCGTGGCACTGTTATATGCTGGGCAGCTAAATGGCATGATTCCAAAGACATTATATTTGATGCTGATTGGATATCATCTCACAAACGTATGATTAAACATATTCATAAACTCATTGATGAAGCTGACGTGGTATGTCACTATAATGGTCAAGCCTTTGATATGAAAGAGTTAAACAGGCAATTTTTGCTTGAGGGTTTAGCACCGCCTAGCCCATATAAACAGCTTGATTTATTAAAAGTGATTAAACGTAACTTTAGATTTATATCTAATAAACTTGACAATGTTAGTCAGGAATTAGGCATTGGTTCAAAAGTAAAACACGCAGGCATGGACTTATGGAATGATGTTGAAAAGAAAGATGCTAATGCTAGAAAATTAATGCAAAAATATAACGAACAAGATACACTTCTTCTAGAAAAGTTGTATAATAAATTGTTACCATGGTTGGGTGGGTTCATCAACCACAACTCCTATACCTCCTTAGTGGTCTGCCCGACCTGTGGTAGCAATCATCTCAATAAACGTGGATTCCAAAAATCTAATACAAGAACTTATCAAAGATGGAGATGTATGTCATGCGGTTCGTGGTCACGAAGCAACAGTTCGATAAAATCAGAGACAAAGTCAAACTCGGTTATCAGCATAAGGTAGAAACAATGGAAATAAATGAAATAGCAGAGCGTATCATTGGCAAAGAAATAGTCAATGTTGACGTGACTTATGGTGAGGATACATTAACTATTTATTTTAATGACGGAAGTGTTCTTGAAATAATTGTAGACAGTATTTATTTAGATTCTTTTGACTATGATGATTGAACGTGAGAAGCCCACTTTTGTATCAAGGCTTTTAAATCATTTATGCCAGTCCCTACCAATTTTAGTGTATTGTCTTGCACTTTATATATTTTATCGACTACTGTACCTTGCCAGTTTGATATACCATATATAATTAATACAATAAATTTAGGTTCTTTTGATAATGCTTTTAATGCTATCTTTTGACCTTCTGATATTTTTTCATTAGCAGCTTTCCATTCACCTATTAAAAAATGACCATTTATTTCATATAGCATATCTATATTAACAGGTAATGCTTTTGGTTTGTTTTTAATAATACCTCTTAAAAAGCCAAAATCAACGTGTTCAGCTTCAGGGTTGTTCATTCCCAATGTCATCTATACCTCCTATTTTATTATCAGGATATATATTATAAAATTTATTTTTTATTTCGTGATACATCTCAACTCTAATATTATTTTCTTCTTTAAAAAACTGAATAGTGAACCATTCACCCTCAATCGCTATTCTTTTTGTTATCATTTAATCTCCACAAAAACATGGTATTGCTTCTTCATCTGTATCAAACATATCTTGTTGAGACAAAGCAAACTGTTTTAGTTTTTCATAACTAGGTCTGTCTTTACGAAACCTAGCACCATCATTTTTCATTGTATCATTTTGTTCTGCATACTTTTCAACTTCAATCCACCAATCTGCTCTGCTTGGTTTTTCTTTAATTAAACTGACAATTTGATGAACAGGTTTTAAAAAACATAAATCACAATTTCCGTGCATTGTAGTTCCATTCATATTAGGTAAACCTAAATCAAAATCTTGTTCATTCCAAAACTTACTGACATCATGCTTAGTAACACCATCTGCAAATAGTGGTACTCTTTCTATATCTACTTTAGCTGCTCGTCTAGGTTCATCTGCACGAATACCCATCCAATCCATATTTTCATTATGCTCCCATCCTAATGACTTTACATAATTATGTATTGTTCTTATTTTAAGTTTAGCAGTGCAAGTTCTAGCTACAGGATTAGGCAAGTTAGGTGAGTTTTGTAATAACTCAAAAAATGGCTCACCATTACGAGATGCTGTATCAAAGTCAACTACTTTAAATCTTTGACTTGGTTCTTCATGCCATACATATTCTAGCCATGTTATTGGCACATTCCATTTATCAATACAGTCTTTAACAAATTGCAATGTAGCTTCTTCTTCTTTGCCTGTATTTGCAAAACATACAATAGCATCATCTGGTAATCCATCATTAGATTGTAGAATACGCCATAGCATATAAGCAGATGTACGACCACCACTAAAGCTAATTACTGTGGGTTCTTTGATTTTAAATGGGTCTTGCATATTCCATGTCCTTCAAAAGTTCGACCACACCACCATTTCTTCTTGTCATATGTGTTTGCAGGCTGTTTACACTTGTGGCACACCTGCCCTTGAACTTTAATCCTCGTCATGCAGTGGGTCTTCAATCCACTCATCAGTTACAGGTGATGACATTTCTTTTTTCTTTTCTTTTTCCAACTTTTTAATGTTTTCAGTTGCAAAGGTTATTATCTTTTTTAAAGTTTCAATTTTGCCATCAATGCTTGGGTCTTTTCTACCATAACGAACTGCATATTTAATTATACTTCCATGATTAACAGCTTCAGTGCCACAGATATGACCAATGCAATCATCAAGCAAGTCTTGTAGCTCATACCCATCTCTAATTACATAATAACTAGGATATTTTGTAATTTCTTCACTCATGATTTTTCCTCAATAATTAACATACCTTTTTCATAATCACAGGAGAACTTTTTAACTCTTGTATATACAGTTCCTTCACCTGCAACCTGTGCCAATAATCTGCCTTTATGGCAAACTAATTGACTATGTTCTAGCGGCTGAGATACATAATATTGCATACATATTCCAACAACTAAAAATAGCATAATAAATCCTACCATATAAATCAAGATTTTACGTAGCATTTTATAATCCCTCCTTGTTAATAAATTGTAACAGAAAGCGTATAATTACATTAAATCTAAAAGAAAGGAGATTCACTATGTGGACAACACCAGCTGCTACTGAAATGAGATTTGGTTTTGAAGTAACAATGTACGTTAACAACAAGTAATTTCTCATAAAGATTCGGATAATCCTACCAAGGAATATCCGAGTCTATATCATCACCCTCAACAGCCGAAGCAACTCTTGCTGCTTTACTGTTATCAGGCTTCCAATTATCAACTTCTGCATACCAATTACCTGAACGACCAACTAATACATTAAAATTAATCCATTCATCAGGTTTTGATTGCAACCATTGAATCATATTTTGTTTATTAATGCTACCTGATGCTTTTACAAACTCAGGTGCTTTTTCTCTTGGTGCTTTAATACTTAAACCATTCACAAATTCTTTATCTTGTGCCATATTATATTTCCTTCAATTGTTTAATCATATCCTCAACTTCACCGAGGAACTCTTTTATTTTTACTTCTAACATTTCAATATATTCGTCATCCCTTTCAACTCGAACAACAATTAATTGTAATCTAGGTTCAAAATTTGGGTTATAAGAAATGAAGTCACACCATTGACGTTTCGTAGATGCTAACTGAAATTGTACTTGTGGCTTGTACTTTAATGGCAATCTTCTTTCTAATAAATTAGTTGTATGCGTAGTTTCTATTGGGCATTTAATTTCAATAATACCATCATCACCAACTAAACCGTCAGGGCTTGCACCTGCCATGTTAATTGTAGGATGGTCTATAAAGCCAACTTCCTCTACTTTTTTTTCTATTAAATGCTCATATATTTCACGAGCCATAGGTTCTCTATCTATACCATCTTGCATAGCTTGATTAAAAAAGGTATCTACTTTTTTATTGGTAAGGCGTTCAGTTGCGAGTTGTAATTTGTATTTAGCCCTAGCAGTAGATTCTTGTCCTTTTCTAGTTGCTATAACGTCTGCTACTCGGCTGGCTGTCACCTTCCCAAGCCGAGCTGCAAACCATTCGTCTGTGCGTTGTTCCATTAGAAAGGGTCTTGACCTTGTTGTTTAATTGCATTGGCAACTTCATCAGCACTCGCTACTGA